CTACGACCGAGACAGGATCGTCAGAATCCTCGTCGAGAAGGACCTGATGACCCACGAGGAGGCGGAGGAGTTCATCGACCACAACATCGTCGGTGGCTGGATCGGAGAGCGCACGCCGATCGTCATGCAGCGGATGTACCGATCGCCGCGCAGGACACGGACGACAAGCGAGGAGATCGCCAGACTCCGTTCCGCGCTGGAGCGGATCGCCGAGAACAACGACAAGCCGTATGCCCGAGACTTCGCCATCGATGTCCTGCACAAAGGACCTCTGCTATGAACTACAGCGCACAGGCTGTCGCAAAGGCTGCGAATCAGGTCGTTCCAGTCGTCTCCCGCAACAGGTCAGGCGATGCGTTCCGTGAGACCATCATCTGCGGAGTGACATGGGACATGCCAGCGATCAGGCCAAGCAGCGTTGAGATCGCCGCAGCAGTCGGCTGCGCCCACAGCACGGCGCAGGACCGCGTCGAGGCTTGGAAGAGAATGGACTGGCGTGATCGGTATGGATGGATGCGATTGGTGGACGGCTGGCTGTCCGAGTACAGGTCAGAGGCTCGTCCGATCATGGAGGTGACATGTACAACGCCGCAGTAGTTGGATGGCCCCCGCCGCCGCTCTCTCCGAACGCACGACCGCACTTCTACACGAAGGCAAAGGCAACCAAGGAGTATCGGAGCCTGATCGCATACCACGCGAAGGGCGGAGCCATGATCGACAGAGCGATCCTCTACATCGTTCCTCTCGTACGAGACAGGCGCAGGCGTGACTTCGACAACGTCAGCGCCAAGGCCGCAATCGACGGTCTCACGGACGCTCGGTGGTGGACCGACGACTCGTGCATCGAATGGGCCGTGATCAGCAAGCCGATCTACTCAAAGTCTTGGCCCGAGAACAGCGTCCTGTTCGCCGCCGTGAATGGATCGCGCGGTCACGAACTCTGGCACGACATGCTCGAACTCAAGCGGCGAGCAGCCGCTGGAGAAGACTGCGTGTCTTGGCTCTCGATCTTCGTGAGCGGTCCACGGTGACGTTCCCCTGCACGCAATGCGGGGCCTGCTGTCGGAGGCTCCATGTAATGCGGGGAATCGTCCCTGACTCGATGATCGCGGCAGACGGATCGTGCGTCCACCTTGTCGGCGACCGATGCTCGATCTACCAGACGAGGCCGTCCCTGTGCAGGATTGACGAGATGGTCGATCGCCGAGGGATGGACAGGCAGGCCGCATACGACGCCAACGCCGCGATCTGCAACGCGATGATGGACGAGGACGGGATCGATCTGTCGAAGCGGATACCGCTTCCAGTCGTGCAGCGGCCAAGCGCGTGCGCAGACGATCCATGAAACGGAAACGCCTCCATCGGCAGGAGGCGTTCCGCTGGGGGAAAAGATGCACCAAGTCTATTCCGTGCGCGATGCCTTGTCAAGCAGGTTCTTCTGCTTGATCACGGAAGTCTGCAATGCCCGTCGCACGGCAGCGATTGCCTCCTGCTGTTCTGGAGTCGCACCCTTCGACACCTGCCGCAACTTGCGAAGTTCGTTCTCGGTCTTTGAGACGATCTCGTTGAGGGCGACCTTCTCTGGGTCGAGACCTTCGACCGCAGACTGAAGACGCTCGGCGCTGGTCGGCGATTCGACTTCCCGAACGCGCAGGGCGGTGGGGGCCAGCGAGTTCGCGATCTCGTAGTACTGCCGGGACACCGATCGCCTGTCGTTGGCTGCGTCTCCGACGAACGACCGCATGATCGGAATGTCGTTGAGTTCGGCCTTGCTTGGGTCGGACATCGCCGTGTAAAGCCTGTCGAGCAGGCGTCCCGTTCCGCTCAGGTAGTATCCAGCGAGGTAGCGAAGCGTGTCTGGGCTGGCGTCCACAAACCCAGACTCGAACTCGTCACCTCCTGTAGCGGAGTTGAGAGACTGCGCGAGCGTGCGCCAGCCTTCTGGGGTGAACTCGAACGCCATCTGCGAGTCTGGCTGCTGCACTCGGCCCATCTGCTCTCGGTAGATCGGGCGACCAGCAAAGTCGGTGTTGGCGGTGATCTCGGCGATAGGGCGGGCCATCGTCGGAGCAAGGCTCGTCAAGAGACCTTCGGTTCCACTCTTGATGCCGCTTCCTCCGATCGGGTTGAACGCCGCGAGCGCGTCGTTGAACGTGCCTCCGATGACGTCCGATGCACGGTCGGTTCCGTTGATCGCTGCCTCAAGCCTGACCCCAGCCGACACGAGTACGTTGTAGCCGTACGGCATCGGCAGGCTGATGTACTTTCCGCTTCCGCTTGGATCGAAGAAGAAAATCTTTGCGGTCTTGTCCTCGTCTCGGAGGTTGTCCCAGCGCGACTGCCCACGCTCTTCGTCTTCGCCGCCCATAGCACGGGCCATCGCGGCCATGACGTACCCGAACAGGATCAGGTGCGGCATCGTGAGAGCGGCCCTGACAGGGTTGCGGATCAACCCAGAGATGATGTTGGCGTTGCCCTGAAGAGCGGCATTCAAGAACACGTACCAAGTGTTGAGCGCGGGCTTCGCCAGTCCTCCCTTGGAGAAGTCCACGGTGATGTCTCGGCCAGCGAGCGCGGCGGTCTGAACGCTGTCGCCAGCCGCAAGACGCTGCTCGAACTGGGCAAGACGAGACGCGGTCTCCGCCGCCGCAAAGAACGCGGTGTACCAGCCGAACAGGGTCTTCGCGAGAGACCTGTCGTTTGGATCACGGCGCTCTACCCGCCGCGCAAGCGCCTCGAAGTCCGTCCTCTTGACGTCAAGGTCGTTCTCCTTCCAGTAGACCTGACCTCCTCCAGCGGCGAGGAACCGACGGTAGGTTCCCGTGGCGTTCCCATTTCCGAGCCACTCGTCGCGCATCACGCGAGCGAAAGCCAGAGGCCAACGACTCAGCATCCCAGCGGTGTCCATGAATCCTCTGGTCACCATGTTGTTCAATGTCGCAGTACCGACGTCGCGCAGCATGTTGACGGGCGCGAACGCTGGGTTCGCGGGACCAGTCGTCATGTACCTCCAGACGTTGTTGACCGCCCGAAGGCCGCGCTCCCACGCACGGAGGTCCATCGACGGCTGGAGCATCGCATCGGCGAGACGCCTGTTGTTGATGCGGATCACGACCATGTCCCCAGCCACGTAGTCGTGTCCGTTGATGGTCATCGGCTCGTCCACATAGACTCCGAAGTGACGACCGTCGCTGGTCCATGTAGGGTCGTGGACCACGCGGACCGCTCCGTCCACGACGATCCGTCGGGTCGGTCGCACGACCTCGCCCCATGCCCTGTCGTTGATCGCCCGCATCATTCGCAGGAACCGCTGTCCGACGTCGTTCCTCGCGATGCGCCTGATCGTGTCCTCGTGGACGTATGCCACCTGCGAGGTGATGCCAGACGCTTCGCTTCGGCGTCCAGCGGCCATCGGCATTCCCCGACCAGTCGTCGAGAGACCGCGACCGTACTGAGGACCCATCTCCTCGAAGTCGGCGTCCCAAGGGTCACGCGCTGCGATTCCACGGAGCGGGACGTACCGCTTGTACTCAGCGTTGATCGCGGCGTAGACCTCTGGCCTCACGAGACCAGCGTCGATCCGGGCGTCGAGCGCCTCTTGCAGCATCATCCGCCACTCATCGGCGAACCGCTCGAACACAGGCAGGCGACCGCTCCGCTGTACACGGGCGATCTCCGCCGCCGCGTCAGCGTTGGTCATTCCCGACCCGCCGTCGGGTCGGGTCGGGTCGATTCGGGCGATGTAGCGGTTGCGCTCCTCCGCGTGCTGGGCGTAGAGGAACCGATCCATGTCGTCGAGCGAGATGCCAGCGACATGCTGACGACGAAGGAGATCGGCGTACCGAGCCTCCGCGTCCAGTTGCTGCTGGGCGATGTTACCCTGCAACAGGCGAGCGCCAAGGTACGGGTTCGCGACGTCGGCGAGCGCCGTTCCAGTACGCTCCTCGGCCACGCGGGTGGCACGAAGGACCTCGTCAAACCGATCGAGGTATCGGAGCGTCGCTTCGTCCTTGATTCCACGCACCCCACGGCGCATCGACATCATGGATTTGATGACCCGCTCGCCTGTCAATGGGTCCATTGCCGTCGATGGATCGGTCGGCAATGTCTCGTCCTCGACACGACCTTCGGTCCATGTCCACGACGGCATCAGACCAGTTTTCTGATCCGCAAACTTCGTCTCGAAGACATTGGCAGTCTTGTTCTGTTCGGCATACGGCCCGAAGTTGAGCCAACTGTTTTGCCCTCTGGTCTCGCTCGTGAGAGCGCCGACGGCAGAACCTGTGAACAGACGCACGTGGGCCTGCCATGCGTTCTCCTCTCCTTGCGCTCGGAATCCAGAGCCCTCCATTCCGTGTCCGAACGCATCATGCACGGCTCGGAACAGGTCGTTGGCGAGTACTGGACGAAGCGGACCGTTCGGGTTCCCGAACGGCCACTTGATTCCCGTGTCTGCCAAAAGCGGATTCTGGGATGGATCGAAATCCGATGTCCCGAACCCAGCAGCGGTGTCGAACACACCCATCTGCTTGTTGCTGCGGAGATCGCGCATCGCACGCCAAGGCTTTCCTTCGTATGGGTCGCTGTTCTCGTCGAACAGCCAGAACCGATATCCAGCACTTTCAAGCGCCTTGTACTGCGCCGTCGTCTGCTTGATCAGGTTCTCATACGCCTCCGCCACCGTCGGGTCCGACGGGGAGTGCTGCATGTCTTCGTACGCCTGTGCGATTCGACGGGCTCTTTCCTCGTCCACCATCGCATAGCGTGCCTGCCGCTTCAGGTTGATTCCGTTGTCTTTGGCGTATTGTTCCGCTACTTGGACGATCGACGGGTCTGGTCCCGTAGCGCCTTCGACAACTGGCGCACCTTCAAGCGGCGAATAGACTCCAGCCGTTCGCTGCCCTCCTCGGTCTCGACTGAGTTGATCTGAGGATTCTGGACGCCTTGAGTAGGAAATCTCCCCGACGACACCTCTTCCTTGAGGCGATCCATCGCCCGAGAACCGACCAGTCTGATCAGTTCCTCGACGTTGGAGTCTGGATTCGATGGACCGCGCGGTGTAGTTGCTGATGGTTTCATTGGTGCTTGCCTTGCTGTATCCTAGCCGCTTCGCCGTGTCGATGATGTAGAACCAGCGGACAGCCTGAAGCGCAGACGGCTGCATGTCGTCGCCAGTCGCCTTCTTCCACTCCTCGTTGAAGAGTTCGCCAAAGCGGACGAACAGGTCGTGTTCTTCCTCCCCGACTGGAAGTCCCGTGTTCTCCTCGAACATCCCCTTGAACTGGGCTCGGATGAACCGAGACTCCCAGAGGTCCACGGTCGTGTAGCGGGAATCCCCGAGCGCGTTCATGGTGTAGGCGCCGACCTTCGGGCCGAACATGAACAGGCGCGGCACGACGTCCGACGTTCCCGATGCGTACTCGACGACGCGGCGGACCTTCCCGACCTCGCCGACTCCGCCCTTGTAGCCTAGAGACTTCTTCTCCTCGGAAAGGTTCTTGATGGTGTCGGTCTGCATCATGTATTCGAGCGCGGCATCCCACGAACCAAGCCGCTCGGCGATCTTTTCGACGGACTTGATCACCTTCAACTTGTTTGGAGCGGAGTTGCCGCTGATCTCGTACGGACCCGTGACTCCCTTGGGTGCGCCCTTGTCGTTGACACCGAACTCGAATGCGTCGAAGTTTCCCTTCGCCATCCAATGGTCGAGAAGCATCACCATGTCGGTGATGTTGGCGGCGAGCGCCGTGTTCGGAGACGTCACGCCAGCCAAGAACCTAGCCACCCGCATCTCTTCGTCGGTGAGAGGGCGCTTGTAGTGGGCCTCTAGGAACCCGCGCGTGGCCTTCCAGTCGTTCTCGTAGTAGTCCGCGAACCTCCTATTCTCCTTCCCAAGCCATGCAGACACGTCTTGGACGGCCCTGCGAGCGGCCTCCCTGATGTTGCGGGCGTCAGGCTTCAACTGGCCGCGACCGCGCCTGAGAAGAGCCGGGAACCCAGCCGCTGGTCCAAGGAAGAACGCATCCTCGGTCTTGAACTTCCGAGGCGGCTCCCCTCCAGCGATTCGCATTGCTGCGCCGATCGCTCCGCCAGTCTGGTTGCGGCGCGACATCATCGCGAGACCGTTCTTGGCACGTTCGATGAACTCGGGAGACATGTCGAGGACCGTGTTGGTGCGCCACGGCTCCGCTCCCCTCTGATCTATGGTTCCGACGCCAGCCTTAGTCAAAGTCCCCGCGTTCATCTTCTTGACAAACTTCTGGATGATCTTCGGAAGGACGTCGTCGTAGAACTTCACGTTGCCCTTGCCAGCGACGCTTTCTGGGTTCTGACGCAGGGCCTTGTTCACCTGCGATCCAGTAGCGAACGCGATGCTGGTGTACCCCATCTCGATCGCGTCTAGGACGATGTTCCTGAGAGCGAGGTTGACGAAGCCCTCTGTGTCGGCACGCTTGCCTAGATCGCGTGCCTCTCCACCGACCTTCTCTGCGGCGATCTCGGCCTCGCGCATCGACTGGTATCGGCGCGGGTTCTGGTTGCCCTTCTCGTCCGTGTAAAGGACCTCGGCTCCGTCCTTGAACACACCGAACTTCTGGGAGGTCACGAACGGTGCGTCGCGTTCTGTGGCGGATGCCTCCTCTTCGGTCACTCCAGCACGTTGCCTCAGTTCCGCCTCGGCCAGTCGGAGGTCTCGTTTGGCCTCCTTGAGAAGTTTTTGCGGATCACGCATGGCATGACGCGCGAGAACATAGTCTCGGATGGCGTCAATCTCGGCTTCCGAAACGTCGCGTTCTGGAGATATGGCCCCTGCTGCGGGGCGCATTTCCTTGACGCGGTCAAAGAACCTCTCGATCCCATCGCGGCCCAAGGTTCCGTCACGGAATGTGCGGTAAAGTTCAAGCGGGAATGGAATAGCAAACCGTGTCTTGAACCAATCTTCAGCAGCGTCCAAGTAGTAGGAACTTGCAGCAAGGTTCACGGCAGGACGATTCAGGCGCCTCTCCTCTTCATCGAGCGGAGCCATCGGAGCCTTGAGTTCCTCGATACGCCGCTTCAGCGGGTGATCGGCAGGTAGCCGAACATCAGCACCCTGCAACTTCTCCTCTCCGCTGCGCCTTCCCTGCGCCCAGTCGCTCTGAATCTCGAACACGCGCATCACTCGGTCCACCAACGAGTTCGGGCGTAGCACCTGCGCTTCGTCGGTGCGGTAGTGGGCGACTGGGTTCAAGATGGCCCAGTTGTGGCTTTCAAAACCCAGATCGGAGTCAGGGGTCTCTGGCGACACATCCGAATAGGAACGCGGGAAACGCTTGCCCTTGATCTTGGGAAGGCGAAGGATCGTCTCGCGGTAGTTATGTCCACCAAGACCCACGAACTTGTACTTGGGTTCTCCGTACACCGCGCCCTTGTCTGGCTTGTTCGCTTCGACCAGTTCCTTCGCAATCTCGACCGCACGCGGGTTGCCAGACCTTTCGGCAATGTCGGTGATGAACTGCATATGCTCGTCAGAGAGCCGTGTCTTGCCTAGCAAAGGGTCTTGCAGTTCCAGAAACGTTGACAACATGTCGTTCAACTGCGCGACACCAGAACTTGCCCGATCGACGTCCCTGCGGGCCACGCGAACCACATTCGCAATCTCGCGTTCAATCGCATCTTCGGCCTCTTCTTCAGTCTGGAAGACGGACGGATTAGTGTTGCCTCCAAGCGCGTATGAGTAGCGTGTGCCGTATTCGTCGGTCTTCTCCATCCAGACGCTGTATCCGCCGACGTCATCGTAGAAATGGACATGACCTGTCATCTCCAAGGCGCTTTCGAGCGCGTTATGCGCCTTGAATCGGTTCGGATTGACTGCATTTATCACTCGTTCGCCATAAGAACCGACAAGAGGGCGCTCCGCAGGATTCTGGGAATCTGGGTCGGTTCCGAACGGGATTCGCGGCGGGTTGGCGCGGAACTCTTCGTAGAGTTGCTCGGCGAGAAAACGCCGCCTTGCAAACGGCTCGGACGCGCCAACGACCCGCTCGATCTGGATTCCGTTCTGGTCGAGGTAGTCGCTGATTTCCTGCTTGGATACCTTGTTGCCGCCAGCGAGGCGCAGGAAGTCCGTGATGCCAGACCACTCGACCTCGTCGGACTTGACCGTTCCCTTGTTCACGAGCGCGGCGATGCGCTGGGTCCACGCCTGCGGAGACAGCCGCTCGGAATCGACCGAGAGCATCTCCTTCTTCAGCCCAGAGTAGAGAGGCGGACGCCGCGACCCCATGATGTCCGAAGAAGCATCTGGTGGAATCTCCATCACGTCCTTCGGTAGCACCGCTATCTGCCCGTCCCGTGACGCCCACAATGGGTTCAACGGAGCGAACACCTTGGTTTCGCGTACTGGCCCGCGAGCAGCCTTCTTGAGGAGTTCGATGAGGCGAGCGTTCGTCTGAAGACCCTCCTCCGTAAAGTAGAACGTTGCCCTGTTCGGGACATCTCTGGGCTGCTCCAGACCATAGTTGAGAAGCGCAACGACCTCTGCTTCCTCTTCGTCGTTCAACTTGTCGTAGTTGAGGACTTGGTTGTTGAGCAGGCCCATGTTGGCTGCTCCAACCGTGAACCGCGTTGCAACCTGCATTCCCGCTGGTGGTTGCGAACGACGGGAGTACGACGCCCCACGGTACGGGGCGAGCCCACGGATTCCCTTCTCAAGCGCATCGAACGGTACGTCGTCGTAGGTTCGGCGAGCGGCCATGTCCTCGACCGTGAACACCTGATCGAGTACCTTCTCTCCCTCGGCCTCGTACAACTTGTCGGCGACAGACCGAAGCGACGAGTCGTTGAGCCCGCGCATCTGGATGTTGTTGCCCTGCACGCGGACCCAGTTCTTGTCGAACCCGTATTCACGTGGATCGCCGAGACCCATCGCAAAGTTGGCGCGGCGTCGGAACTGCTCGCGCTGTTCCTGCGGAACGCCAGCGGATTCCATGAATGCCGTGATACCTTCGTCTCCGACAATGGTTCTGACCATGTCCTGCGCTTCGTTGAAGTCCCAGCCGTCGCCCTGATCCATCTCCTCGATTCTGGCGTCGAACTGCTCAAGACTAGACTTCAGCGCATTGTCAGTAGCCGCTGATGCGAGTTGGCGGAAGTTCGACGCGAGATCGCGCACGGCTTCCTGCTGCGCCAGCATCTCGTGGTTCATGTCACCGACGTCGCCGTCCGCGAACAGGGGTCCGCTATCTGTCAGCCACCACTCGCCGCGCAGCGTGCGGCGCGACCCCATGATCTCGGGTGCCTGCGTCGGGCGCTCGTTGAAGTAGCCCTTGATCTGATTGGCGTTGAAGACGGCGATGTCTCGGTCTTCCGCTGGCTGTGCATCGAGTTCACGCACATACATTCCATCGAATCCAGCCGCTTTGATGGCATTGAGAACACGAGTCTGTTCAAGATTTTCGTAGTGGCCGTCGTCAATGTCATCTCGTGAAACACCAAACCGCCGCAACGCTTTGACATGCCGAGGATTGTCTGAATCGAACAGGTTCTTGGCACTCAAAACTGCGGGTATCACACGAGCGCCACCGCCTTCGCGAGTGAACTGTTCGATACCAATGTTGTCAATGATGTCTTTCTGTCTACCTGTCGCGTAGTCCGACGCATCATCGGCGTTCGGCGAGAAGTAAAACAGACCGTCAGCACCCTCGGGTCCGCGCCTTCCCATGTCTCCTTGGAACCGATCGAAGTCATCAGCCGTCCCGTGGAACACGGGAATCAGGTCGCCGTTCTCGTCAACGACCTGAGAGCCCTCGCTCCACGCCGCCATCTCGGGGGTCATCTCCGAACGCCTGATCGGGCGCAGCGACATCATCGCCCGCCTGTCTCGGGGGTCGATCGACTGCATGTCCACGAACGGGCTGGTGGTCGGCTCGGTCGGGCTTTCCAAAGGTTCAGGGATCGGTTCAGCAGCGGCCTGCGCCTGCTCGGTCGCGGGCATCCTCGGCATCCTCGGGATGCTCGGCCTGCCACCAGACGCAGACTGGACGCTTGCGAGCGTCTGGGTGAGCATGGGAAGGATCGACGCCATCGCGTTGACCGCGCTGGCGAGGGCGCTGACGGTGGGCGCTCCCTCGGCCTTGAGAGCCTGCCCCGCCTGTTCGAGCGTTTGCCCCGCCTTCTGCATGGGCCGCTCTTCCTCTGGTGGCGCAGACAAGATCGTCGCAGGAACGCCCTGAGCGCCCTCCAAGGGCCTTCGGCTGAATGAGGCCCCTCCAGCCATCCCGCGCTCGGACTGGGCAGGAGAGGCCGCTCCGCCGCCCTGCTCGGGCGCTGGCTGGGTCGCCTGAGAATCAAGCCAAGCACGCATCCCCTCGCGGTATCGAGCCTCGGTCTCCCGGCGGGCCTGATCGAATATCCGCATCTCGGAGTCGAGTTTCCCGCTCATCCTGCTCTCGATTTCGTAGAGAGCCTGACGGGCCTGCGGCCCAGCAAACCCGCGCTTCGCCAACTGGTAGGCCATCCAAGAGCCGAACGATCGCAGGCTACGCTCGCGCTTGCCTTTGAACGCCGCGAGCCACTCGGCTCCAGCCTGAGCGGTCTGGCCTAGACCCTCTGTCTGGGTCTGGGCGACCGATTCCTCGGCGAACCTCTCCATCGTCGATCTGGTCTGGTAGGCACGCTCCTGCTCCCTGATGCGCTGGCTTGCCGAATCCTTCTGCTGCTGGCTGGCGTTCGGGTCGCGGAGGGTCCTGACGGCGTTCTGGTATCCCTCGGCGTCGGCAAGCGTCGCAACCGCAGCCCCGTACTGGGAGGCGTACCCGACAAGCACCTGCTCCTCGGTCATCGGGTTCCCCTCGGCATCCTTGAATGCGTCGGGCGTGGCTTCGAGCATGTAGTCGAGTCCGCCCCTGAGAGCAAAGTCTGGATCGAGGAACAGCAGGTGTCCCATGTACTCGGCCAAGGCACGGCTCTGGACAACTCCCTTGTGACGAAGTTCGTGCATGAGGGTGGCGAAAGCATTGCGTCTGGTGAACGCCGTTCCTCCAGCCTTGCGGAGAAGGAACACCCCGTCTGGAGACGACTGCGCGAGATACGCTCCGTCGTTCTCGGTGTCCTTCTCGATGGTCCTGACGGAGCCGTCCTTCTGCCTGATCCTGTACACCACCTTGGCGTCGAGTATGGTCGGCTTCACGCCTCCTACTGGGGACAGAAGCCTGTCGCTTTCGCCTTCGGCAAGCGACTCGTCGGATACCTCGGACAACTCGACATCGACCTCGACATCCTCGTTGGTTGCTCCGTTCGTTTCCTTCGCTGTGAGGAGCCGCGAGGCGAACGGCGCGTCGTCGGCTCCGCTTGGTCCACGGGTGGCCTTCGACCCAAGGGCGGACTGGCGCATCTCAAGGCGCAGGGAGTTGATTCCCCTGTTGCGCTGGGCCACGGATGGCCTGACCACGGAGCCGACACGGATCGCCGACTGGGCATCGCGCTGCTCGCGGATCGACTGCTCGATGCCTCCGAACGCACGGGAGTCAACGACCTCGACAGACAGCCCGCTGGTGGCGGCGTCGGCCTCGATCGCGGCCCGTCTCGCCTCTGCGTCCTCGGACCTTGAGAACGGAAGCAGGTCAACGATCTGTCCTGCGCTGTTTCTGGTCACCACCGCAACGGTCGGCTGTTCCCCTGCGACCACGGTCGGGTTCCTGCCGAACAGGAAGTTGACGTCTCCAGCGTTCGCGGCGGACATCACGTCCTCCCGCATGGACGGATGCGCGTACACCACGGCGGTTGCGTTCGGGTTGTCGCGTGACAGCCCGACGACGCCGATCGGCACGAGGCCGATTCGATCCATCTGCTCCCTCGACGCGCTGGTGAGCGCATTGTCGGAGTCGTCCTTCGGGACGAGGACTGCGGATCGCCTGCCAGACGCGACCTCGTCGATCGCGTGCATGACCATCGCCTCGGTCCTCGCGTAGGCGCTGTTCGCGACAAGGTTCTCGCGTGCGATCCTGTCCTGCTTGTCGATCATCGACTGGGCCATCGCCCCGAGAAGGCCGCGCTTCTCGGCGTCCTTGATCATCCGAGAACGAGCCCGAGACTCTCGCGCTGCCTTTCCGATAGTTGACTGCAACGGAGCGATCCCACCAAACATGAGACCGCCAGCGATGAATCCAGTACCCATCGCCTCGGCTGTCGATTCCGAGAAGAAGTCGGATTCGTATCCCGCCGGAATCCAGATCGCGTCGGAGATTTCCTGAGCGGCCTGCGGAAACGCCTCTTCGACGGCCTCGATGCCCGCGACCTTGGCCCCAGCGACTACGGCCCCTGCCGCCTTCTTTGCCGTTCCAAGAGGTCCACGGTGTCGTGCCATCGATTCCGACAGCCCGTCAAAGGTCTCCTTCACGGCCTCCGGCGCGAACCTAGTCGCTTGGACCTTTCCAAACACGCGGCCAGCGCCCATGATGATCGGAACCTGAATGACGTTTCCGACGGTCTCGGACAAAAGTTCCGCTCCTCCAGCGAACGCGGCCTGCGACATGAGTTCGAGGTTCGACGGCCTTGCTGGGCGCGGAAGTCCTGCGGAACGAGCCGCCTCGTCCTGTTCCTTCCAGATCGAAAGCCTGTTCTGGTATGCCGACTCCGATGCGCTGAAGAAGAACGGGCTCGTCAGAAGCGCGGCGGCTTTCGGATTTCTGGTCATCAACGCTGGAACCGAATACGGAAGAGATGCCAGAGCCGAACCAGTCATCTCCGCAGCCGATGTCCAGAATCCTCCTCCAGCGCGTCCCATGTATGCCCTTGCGTCCTCGGGGTTGTCTGGATCGACTCCCCTGACCGCTACGAGAGCGGCTGGGTTGCCACTAGAAACGACGCTGCTGGCGATGTCCCGACCGAACCTTCTTGCGGATTCGACAAAGTCCTCGCGATCGGCTTCGATCTGCTCCGGCGACCTGCTTTCGGACGCTGAACGCTGCTGCTGTTGATTGCCGTCTCCAGAGTAGAACGCGAGGTCGTGAGCCCACCGCGCCACGCCAGCAGCCGTCGATCCAGCGAGATTTTCCGAACCAACGACAAAGTTGTGCATCAATCCGTAGTATCGCGCCTGCCACTTGGTGAAGGCGTCCTTGTCGTATTTGCTCCATCGAAGATGTCCGAGAGCATTCTCGTCGCCACGCGAATACGCGGAAGCGCGGAGTCCCACAAACTCCTCGACCTTGGGATCGTTGATCTCGATCCCCTGAGTTCCGTCCGGTCTGTCCACCTTCACAAGCCCGCCGATGCCAGCCTCGAACAACTGGGACTTGGTGTCCTCGTATGCGAGGTCGTACATCTCCTTCTGCACCTTGCGCTCAATTTCGCCAATGTCGATTGATTCAGGCGACACGTATGTGTACGACTTGGTGTTTCTGGACAACCCCACCGTAAAGGTTTCGGATGGAACAAAGTTTGCATTTTCGGCAAGAGACCGCCGAATGGCTTCTAGTTCTTCCGATCGGCGACGCATGAAGTACTGCTGCGGCGAAGTGTCGTCCATCAGAGTGCGCTCCCAGTCCTTCGCGTGGTCTTCGGAGTAGTTTCTTCCGATGCAGGCTCCTTGGCTGGCGCGGCCTTCTGTTCTCGGGATCGGTTTGCGATGGCCGATGACTGGGCCGCGATCCTCTCGAAGGCCACGGCGTCGATCAGGTTCGGATCGGTCTTGTCCCACTTGAACACGCTGGACGCCCACATGTCAACCTGAGACAGGTATCGGGAGTAGTCCTTGACGGCCTGCATCTCCTGCGGGGTCATGTTCGATGGATCGGCCACGTACGGAATGTCGCGGATGGGAATCGTCGCGCCCATGTTTCCGTACGCGGCGAGGTGCTGCACCTGAGTCAGCGACGACATCTCGGTCACGATGTCTTCTTCCTGCGAGACAAGACTCCCGATGAACCCGATCTGCGAGTTCGGGTCGATCTGCCTCAACTGCGGAGGCATGACGAACGACTCGATGTTCATCCACGCCATCATGGTGATCTTGTCGCGAGGCTCCTTCGAGCCGCGCAGGGCCGTCACGTTCTCGTCCCTCACGCTCGGGGCCTTCTGCATCGTCGGCGGAAACATAGACACGTCGGCGTTCGGATTTTTCCGAAGCAGCATCTCGGCGGTCGGGTTGGGGACCGCACGATCTCCTTGGCTCTGGAGCCAAGGCGCGAGCGCGGCGTTGTTCTTGAACTGCTGGATTTCCGCCTTTGCCGATCCCGTGAAGTCACGTCCCCGTCCAGTCGCAACGGCGTTGCCAGCCTGCATGGAGAGTTCCATCGCCCTCTGCGGGTCGATCGACGCCATTTCCAGCAACGCCTCTCCAGACGCTCCCTGAAGGGAAGGCACAGCCGCGATCATCCGAGAAATGGAATCCCGAGATCGCTTGACCCCGACCGCAAACTGCATCCTCTGGTCGAGTTCGCTGCGCATCTTCTGGCGCATCGTCATCAGCGACATCCACTCGTTCGCCGCCACGGGAATCACGCCTCCCTTGACGCGAAGTGCTGGTGTTCCATCCTTCAGGCGAACGAGGTCAAACGATTCCATGCCCGCGTAGTCGCCGTTGGTTATCCCGTCTGCGGCAACAGAGAAGTCGGAGTCGTCCGTGATCCGTCCCTTCCAAGCACCCTTCATCCACGACATCTCTCCGCCATCACCACCCGGCTCCTCGGCCTTCAGGAAGTATGGTGTCTGGTCGATCGTCGGCACGACCTGACCGATCGCCTCGCCGAACATGGAGTCGATCTCTGCCCGTCCCTTGTCGATGTCGAAGACTCCCTGAGCGATTGCCTTCTCTCGCTCGGCGTTCGCCATGTCGATCTCGTCATTGCGCCTCATTACCCCCTTCCGGTACTGGGCTTCCTCGGCGACGCCTTCCGCGTTGATCCTGAAGTTGACGAGTTCCTTCTGACGCTCGAACGCGGTCTCTGACGCACGCTCCGCACGCGACTCCGCACGCTGTTCCGCAGACAGGGCATCCTCGCGCTCCTGCTGGCGCTGCTCGCGGGCCATCCCACTCCCGATGGTCGTTTCCATCGCAGCGCCAGCCCCAGCAAACGGGTTGTTTGGGTCGTATGCCTGAAAGCCTCTTGCGATTCCAAGACCGATGTCCTGAAGTCGTTCGCGAGTGAGAAACTGGTTGTCTGCGCTCTTCATGAAGGTCCCCATCCGAAGTTGAGGTTTCCGACGCCAGCGGCCTGCGAAGGCGGAACCCAACCGTACGGGTTAGCCATTGATCCGCTTGCGGCTCCAGACGCGGCTCCAGCCGCTCCGCCAGCCGCTGGTGCGAGCATTCCAGCGAGACCAGCGCCGAACATTGCGCCTCCGAAAGAACCCATCGCGGACCCGAACGCACTCGTCATCGCTCCAGCGAGGTTCGCTGCCTGACTTTGGTTCTGAAATGCGATGTTGTAGCCCTGCTGAATCAGGTTCATGCTGTTCGTCAGGGCTCCCTGCTGCATGTTCGCGATGTTGCCGCTGTATGTCTGGTAGATGTTGGACAGGTTTGCCGCCATCGACTGCTGGATTCCAGACAGTCCCTGACCCATCTGGGCCGACAGCGTCGATAGTCCCTGCGCCCGAGAGGCTTCCAGCGACGACAACTGCCCAGCGTACTGCTCCCTGATCGCGCCCTCCTGAAGGACGCCCTGACGACCGATCGCCTCAAGTCGCTGCTGCCCGAACGTTGTCTGACCAAGACCAGAGAAGGCGTTTGCTGCTGCCGCACGCTGCTGCGCCTTCTCTGTCTGCTGACGTTGCAACGCGATCGTCGAGTCGCGGCCCACGCGCATCTCCGCAATGGCCTTGTCCATTCCAGCGCCGTACTGATGCCGAGCCTGCTCGAAGTAGTTGGTGAAGTCGGTTCTGGCCCGCTCCATCTCCTGACGGTAGAGACCGATGTTCGACTCGCGTTCCCGAGTGTACTGGGTGAGGATCGGCTTGAACATGCCCTGATACTCGGTGGCAAGGCCCCTGTACTCGTTTTTCGCCTGCTGTGCCAAGGCAGCAAGAGCCCTTCGTCTGGAACGGGCTCCAAATGCTCCGAAGATGCCGCTTGCTCCAAGCAGTCCACCGCCAACAAGCGCCATCGCCAACGGTGCCATCACACGCCTCCTCTGCTCTTGCCTACCTGAGAAACGACTGCCGAAGCACGCTCTATCGACCAAGGCTTTCCGTCTGATGCGATGGTCAGGTACATCGCTTCTGCTCTGATCCTGCACTTCTGCGCGGTGTTTCGACCGTACACGATCGATCCGATCTGGGTTACCTCGGAATCCGGGAACGAGGCCCCGGACACCAGCGCGTTGTCCTTCACGTCGGGGGTGATCGGGTTCTGGCGAACGGTCACCATCGCGCTGTTGGGAGAAGCCGCGTCTGGATCGACCTGCTCGTACTCGATGTCCCAGTTCAGTCCGTTCTGCAAGGCGATCGTCCACGTGTCGGTCTGATCCCACCGCAGGACCCAGTTCCAAGGTCCGTTGTAGACCCTGTCCGTTCCTGACGCGAACGGATCGTCCTGCGTGTACTGCCCGAACGGACGCACCGCGAACCTGCCGTCGATGAAGTTGGTCGGCGGGTCCGGGACCGGGGTTGCGTCGTCGCCGTCGTATGTGTTCGCGAAGACCGTGGTCGATGCGTTGCCGCCGTCCACGACGAGCGGATTGATGTTGATTGCGAACAGCGTGTCGGTCTGGAGCCCGAGCGCCGACTGGGCCGTGTCGCCCGTGGACACCGACAGGACGATCTCGTTGTCGGCGCTTGCGTCGATGAACCCGCTCGGCAGTTCGTACTTGTCGTCCGCGAGATCGACACGCACCTCGTTCAGCATGAGCCTGTACGGCAACTGGCCGATGATCGGCCCGAACGTCAGGCTCGAACGCACGAACTGGAGGCGCTGCTGGTCCTCCTCCATCTCCGAGTTCCACCCGTCCACGCCGATCGGAAACTCCTTGTCGATGATGGAGATGGACTGCGTACCGCCCATGAACAGGCGACCGGAGTCCTGCCTGCTGGTCCCGACGTAACACGACGAGATCGGAGCGTAGATGTCTGGATCGGAGAACCGCTGCGGCCAGAAACTGTCTGTCTTGAGGTCGTAGAACAGGTGGACGCTCGCTGATTCCGTCCCGCTGACGCTCAGGAACATCCAGACGCCCTCCCTGTCTGGGTCGTAGCAGAGGCACGGGAAGACCTGACCAGCCGCGAGCGCGTTGCCGATGAGCGACGCAACCTGCGACTGGATGAGAATGGGCCGCTGGTCGTTGGTGGTCGAGATTTTGCCGTCGGACGTGATCACCGTTGACGACGCGCCAGTAGGGCTTCCGTCAGAGGTGAGCAGCGACTCAAGCGTTCCTCCGCCAAGAGGGCCGCTGCCGCCGATCGCTGGCGTTCCGAAGTCCAGCCGCAGGAAGAACGAGTCGAGACGTCCTGCGCTGACCCTGCTTCCACGGTTGAAGTTGAAGTCGTTGGGAGCGAGGTAGTAGAGGCCGTCGTTCGCGAGAATCCAAGCGCCCTTCTCCTGAGACTGACACCACGCCCTGCGCCCAGCGATCCCGATGCTGCGCGTGAGGTTGACCATGCTCGCGCTTTCCTCGAACACGGGGTCGGTGGTCAGGAACGAGAACGAGTTCGTGCAGGCGAACATGAGCCCGCTCTGGGAGAAAGGGAAGATCGCGACAATCGGGTCTCCGAGCGTCCCGTAGTCGGCGTAGGTCGATCCGCTCACGGCCCCGAGGATGTCTGCTCCAGTCCACCCGTCTACTGGGGCTCCTGTTCCACCCGCTCCAGTATGCGGAAACGGCTGGTCTGGGGCGCACGCATACCAGATGTTTGGGGTACTCTTGTATCCAGCAAGAACGATCCGCGGACCCCATCGGCAGATCAGCGTTGCCCGTTCACCTGTCGCCACGGAGTCTGGGTCTGTCCTAAACGGACCGTGGTCGTTCGTGGAATCGAGGCCCCACACGGCAACGGCATTCGACGCCGATGGTGTCGTCAACTTCACGAAGACGTAGTGGTCGCCATCGACGAAGTAGAAGTTTTCGTTGAACTGGACGCCCTCGACTAGGGTGTCCGTGTTCAGAAACGTCGTGCTTGCCTGCCCACCGAACAAGGTCGCGGTCGCAAGGATGTCAGACCGTGGATTGGCGTAGTAGACCTTGCCAGCCCTGACGAAGATCAGTTTCTCGACCAGAGCGCCAGACTCGTACACGCGGTACGTTGACATGAACTGGACGCCGCCGTCGTTGTACTTCTTGGTCCCGTTGCGGGTGCTGATCCTCGTCCTTCCGTTCCATACGTCGATCGGCATCACGTTCAGGCACGACGGAGTCATCCCCTGCGGAACGGCGCTGTAGGACGACTGCTCCGTGAAGCCCTTGAAAGGAAGTTGGATCGGGATGTGGGTCACGTTGCCGCTATCTCAACTAGCGTGATTGATGAACGACTACCGCCAGTATTGACTTCTCCAAGATTCGCAATGCTGCATTGTGCTTGAACTTGGAAAGTGTGCAGGGCAAGAGATTGCGCTGTCGATTCTGCCAACACGGTTGCAACAGATTTCACCACGTTGGTTCCCGTTGCTTGCGTAACCAAACGCGCAACTGCGGTCGCGGTGTTTACGGTTGCAGCATTCGGAGTAGTGCGCTGGACCCTGAGATCAAGCGAGGGATTTTGTCCAACAGTTGTTTGCGTAACGGTTGTAGAAACTGACAAAATCACCATGATCTTGTTCGTTGCGCGAGTTGGAGTGATGCTTGCCGACAAGCCCGTCAAATTTGTCCAAGTAAGTGCGGACGTAAGCGTAGTTTGAGCGCTGGATTCAACGTGAACGACCTGCACTACACAACCCAATGACATCGAAAGCGCAGGAAGAGGATTCGTTGATTTGAATGTGCCTTGAACATCAATCTCGCCCACGCAAGCAATGTCGCCCGTCACGGTCAGGTCGTTATCGACGGTTGCGTTCCGCTTCACCGTGATGTCTCGGACTGCTGCATTGACACCCTCGGTCGCGCTGATTCCCCAGTTCGACTGCGGACTCCACGCATCCCAGTTCGTTCCGTCGTAGGTCCTGCTCCACGACTTCGGTGGAATCGATGCGCCCGAGTCTCCGTCGGTCCACAACTGCTGGACCACGACGTTCCCGACCCTTGCGACCATCATCGTCGCGCCGACATCCGCAGCCTTGATGTCCATCGGAGCCGCTGGACCATTGGTGATCGAAGCAGGAGTCGAGAACCTGTACATGCCCATCACTCGGTTCGACGAATCGTTCAGGTCGGTGCTGAACGGAGAAGAAAAGTACGGGAGCGTCCCGCCCAGCCAAGGAAGCGTGTTCCACGGGTTGGTGTTGTCTCCCGCCTTCAACTGGTTCAGGGTCGTGTCGAGACCCAACTCGCCAGAAGCGAGCGTGGGGGGAGTGCCAGCATTCCAGTTGGCGGACGTGTCGCGACGTACCTGAATCTTCGCGGTCATGGCCGTTCATCCTCGACGAAACTCGGCGGAACGCAGTACCACCCCTCCGGGACCTCGACGCGGTTCTGGGACAGGACCCACTCTCCATCGACCAGAGCGTAGACGCGGGCCTCAGTCTTTGGACCGATCCTGATCGGGCTCCCCTCGCCCACCAGCACCGTTCGACTGCATCCACTCGCGGATGCGAGAACCAGCGCGGCGAAGACGACCGTGATCCACGTCAGCATCCACGGCCCGATCCTGCTTGCCGACGCGGCTTTCAAGCCAGTCGAGAAGACGGATCGCCAGTTCGGAAATGAATCTCGCGAGCATCGGATCACTTTGCCCCCGCGTCTTCGCTGGTCACGTCGTTGTCGCGAGCCGCGAGAAGTCCGACGCCAGCGATGATCGCCGCGATCAGAGCGGAGTAGTCGGGCTCCGTCGCGGGATTGCCGTCGAACAGCGCCTGAAGGATAGAGCCGAGCGCCACGAGGATCGCTCCGATGCCAGCCGTCGTCGTCTTCCAAGACTTCTTCATTGTCCGTCTCCTTTGATGTGGCGCTCAAGGCGCTCGATGCGGTTCTCAAGCCTGTTGATGCGGTCCGAGTGGTCGGTGAGGCGAGTCAGGGCCACCTCGATCTTGGTCGTGATTCTGGCGAGGCTCGTGTGCAGCCACGCGCTCGCCACGAGGATCGGAGCGATCGGGGAAAGCACCATCATCAACTGCTCGAAACTCATCCGACGTCTCCTGAATCATGATGGGTCAGAAACAAACCCGCGCCTGTAGTGGAGCGGGTCGCGGACCATCGGTCCTCGCGCCGCAGGCAGGCGACCGAGGTCGCGCTGCTGGATTCCGTCCTTGATCGCGCAGGCGTTCGCGACAGGGCCGTTGTCGATCTCAAGGAGCCGTGCGGTAAGGCCCTCGTCCTCGTAGGCCACCGCGAACGCTCGGCAGTATGCGATGAGCAGGGACTCGGCGTAGGGCGGCACGGCGATCTGGTACGTGTCTGGGGTGACCGCGTTGGCTTCGCCAGAAAGAGGCTCCCACGCGGCCCTGTAGCGGATGATCAGGGCGTCGTTGGTGGTGACCGAAGGCTCTGGGTAGAGTTCGAGCCTGACCGCTGGCATACCAGTACCAGCGACGAGCGGAGAACCGTTCGACTGAGCCCACGGGCGCGAGAGCGCGGCGTAGTAGGTGCTGTCGGTGAACGACATCTCGACCGACGTCCGCATCAGTTCCATGTGTTCGGGGGACGTCAGTTCGACGCGCCACCCGAGACCGCCCTTGCACACCAGCGAGACGATCTCCTCGACGTTGTCGGGAAGAGGAGCCCAGTCCTGACCAGCGGTCAGGGAGACGGGACGGGCCGTCCGCTCTCGGAAGCGCCATTGCTTCGAGAACATGTACTGGCCCGCCTGATTCGCGATCTCGGCGATCCGCTGTTCGCGAGAGACACCGCTGACGATCGACGGTTGCCCGCCGAGCGCAAGGATGATGTGCTGCTTGAGTCCACCGTAGGTGAGCATAAGCACGGCAGCGCGGTTTCCCGCGCTGCCGTGGATGGGTTTTCAGATCACGCGCCCTGAGAGCCGAAGTTCCAGCCGTTGAACAGAACACGGATGGTTGCAGCACCAGAAGCGTTGGTTGCAAGCGCAAGTGCGACGCCAGTTCCGACCAGCGTAAAGGCAGGCACGAGGATGCCAGCACCCGGGGTCAACACCGTAGTGCCGATGGTTGTGGCTCCGCTGATCTTGGCCGAGACCAGTCCAGCGACACAAACTTCGCAACGCTGACCAGCGGCGGCAGCCTGAGTGACGACTCCGTATACGCCGCCCTCTCCGAGAGCAGCAGTTGCAAGAACGACGACGTTGAACGGATTCTTCTTGTTGTCGAAGTCGTCGAACGTAGCCGTGTCGGTGTAGGTGGTGTTCGATCCAGAAAGATCGAACATGACGATGTCGCCAACGGTAACGGCGACACCTGCGATCGGCTTGACGCTGACCTGCTGCGGGGTGAGCGCACCGAGGTTGCCAAGCGGGGTGATGATTCCTGCGATCATGTGAGTTTCTCCTTGGGCAGCGCCCAGATCAGACGGCGGTCATGTTGATGGGAGCGACGATGCCGTGGCGCTGCCGAGAGTTGCAGAACAGGTTCCACCAGCAGTCCACGGGCATCACCTTGGTGAACGGCTGGTTCGGGTGAGTCATCACGTCGTGGGTCTGGAAGTACCGAGTCGAGTGGAAGATCGGCGTCAGGTAGTTGCCGTTCACGAAGTAGTAGCGAGGTGCTCGAACGATGGTGTTGGCTCCGAGTTCGGTTCCGAACGCGGAGAAAGCGCCATTCGCAGCGGTAACCGAGTTGATTCCCGCCGATGTTCCGATGCCCTGCGTGACCGCCGTGCTGTTGGCGGGGAAGATCGCCGCAGAGTCGAGGTCCGAGCAGTAGGTGACGTCGATGCCAGCGTACTGCGGGCTGGAGTACGACGGGTCCTGATACGACACAAGAGTGTCGTTCGAGAGACGGAGCGCGTTGCGGTACTGCTGGACGCCGAGCCGACTCGTCAGGATCATCTGACGGTTGAGCGCGTCGTTCTCGAAGTACTGCTGTCGGCTGGATGGAGCCTCGTACTTGAGGCGCATGAACATGACGTCCATTGCGTTGAAGATGTTGCCGACGGAGTGGGTCGTGTTGACGGCTCCAGCAGGACCCTGCTGCGAGTAGACGGTGTTGTTCACGAGAGAAGCCGTGAACACGTCATCCCACTCGGCGCCGAGCGGCGTGAGGGCTGATGTCTGGCAGTTGTAGAGTTCGACGTGGTTGGTCCAGCGAGGCTCTCCTGCCGTCAGGGACGGATTCAGGCGCATCACGGTGTTGCCCGTGTTGGCCGCTGCGGTGTACGGGAACGTTCCACGGCGACCAATAGCCTCGCTGAACGAGGCCAGTTCGGTGATGAAGAACGGCAGCGAGTAGGCGAGACGCCCGCCGTCGGCCTCCATCTGGGCCTGACTCGGTGGAGCCCAGAGGCTCTCCTCGAAGCCGTTGAACATCGAGGTCCACATCCGCTGCTCCTTGATCCGCTTCAGGCGCTTGTACATCACCTTGGTGGACGCAGCGTTCTCGCTGGTGTTCAACTGGACCTCGTGGTCGGTCCACGACATGTGGTCGATCGAGAACCGCCACGGCGCTCGGACGTAGTCGGTGACCTGCGGGTTCGACCACGTGAACGTGTCGTTGGGCTGGTAGAAGCCGAAGGTGCGGGCGTCATCGAACATGATGACGTCGCGGATTTCGGTTCCACCCTGAATGACGGTTTCCTTGGCCTTGTTCTTCAGCAGGCGGCTGAAAGCATAGGTGGTCTTGACTGCCTCGTTGATGACCGCGTCCGCGCCCTTGAGGTACGACGGGCCAGTCGAGGTCATGAAGTCGTTGAAGGTGTTGATTGCGGGCATTTCGCCCTCCTATTCATCGTGTGATCGCCTTGATCGCGTCGGCACGCGAACCACCAGAAAGCAGGATGTCGAGAGCGAGGTCTTCCTTGTCGATCTCGCGGATCGTCCGGGCGGGAGGCTTGCCGACGCTCGGGCGTGCGATGTTTCGCGGGTCGATCTTCCTTGGCTCTCCTGCCGTCTGTCGGAACGCTTCCCTGACGATGTCGGCGACGGAGTTGAACTTCGCTGGGTTCTCGCGACCCAGTTTCGCGGCGGCATCTGCGATCTCGTCGAACGAAGGGGCGGATTCCCCGTACTCCGACGCGAGACGTTCGTATGCGCTACGTGTCTCGTACCGAACCTCAAGGACGCGGGTCTTCTCGTCGAAGTCGGCCTTGAGGCGCTCGGTGATCTGGCGCAGGGGCTTGGTGGCCTCGTCTCCGAAGATCGAACCGAACTCGGACAGCGGGTCTGCCTCGGCCTCTCCGTCGCCCGTGGCGACGGATGACTCTGGCTTTCCCGCTGTCTTGTTTCCTTCGTCCTTCCTCGACGCGGCCTTGGCCCCGAACGCATCCACGTCCGCCTGACGCTTCGCTGCCTTGAGCCCCCACTCCTTCAACTTGGAAGGGTCGGACTTCGCGGCCTCGATCACGTCTGGGGGTACGCCGTCGCGCTGCAATGCCTTCAGCGCCCGATCGATGTCGGGATCATTCGCTGGAGCAGACGCTTCCTGCGTGCGAGTCTCCTGCCGTGGAGCGGGAGCGTCGATGCCGAGCAGCCTGTCCAGAACTTCGTCCATGTCTGCGGAGTTGTCCTCGCCATCGAATGGGGAGGCTTCCACAGGCACGGCCTCGTTCTCTGGAACGACGGCGTCGGGGGTCTCGGATTGTGCTTCGGGTTCTGGCATCAGTCCTTCTCGAATCCGTGACGTGCCATGATCTCGCGTTCATGGCGCTTCGACATGACGATCGGCTTCCCCTTCTTGTCGGTCCTGCATCCCTCAAGCCTGCGCGGAAGTGCCGTGCTGACATAGGGATACTGAGACCGATTCGTGGCTGGATCGACCTGCACGAGGCTTGCGATCCTGCGGAGACTCCGACCGTCGTGGGTGATAATACTGCCGATCGGAGGAGCCTCGCGCATCGGCAGGTTGATTTCGACAAGATTTCCGTATTCGTCCTCGAACTCGTACTTCATGGTCAGGTCCTGTTGGCTGCGCCCCTGATGCTGGCAAGGCTCGACGCCGGGATCGGGTTTGGCTCGCCCATCGCGTTCCGAGGCTGCTGCTGGCCCTGAACCCCCTGCGGGGCCTGAGCGGCTGCTGCGGCCTGAGCCTGCTGCTGCATGGCCTGCTGCATCCCCTGCTGGTCGATCATGTCGGCGAGGTTCGGGATGTTGAGTGAGTCGCCGACCGTGGACAGGATTTCGTTCCACCTGATGAACGGCATCGCCATCATGCCCTGAGCCACAGAGGTCGTGATCTGGAGGAGTTCCATCGCCCGCTTCTGAACGAGCGCCTCGCTCACGCGCTCCATGCTGTAGGCGTCCACCGACACCTCAAGGTCCTCCCAGCCTCCAGACTGGACACCGCCTTGGAACACGGGGTTTGCCTCAAGGAGAGCCTGAACGCCGTCCTTGCCGAGCGGGAACACGATTCGGTCGTCGTGCCACATGAACCAGAGGACGGACTTGGCGAGGTCGTCAACGGCGTCCTGAAACTGGCGCTTGAGGTGGGCCATCCGCATGGTGGCGCTCGACTCGGCGACGGCGACCTCGGTCGCGGTTGCGCTTCCCGTGATGTTTCCGCGCATCGCGTCGTGGATGCCCGACACGCGGTCGAGCCTGTCCTGAGCGATCTGGGAGTACTGGACCTGCTGCTGGGTGATGCCGCCGACCTCAAGGTTCAGGACCTTGTCCTTGTCGAGGCTCTCGGACAGGACGATGTAGTCGTGGGGCTTGTCCTTGAGGTCCTGAGCCAGTTTCGCGTTCCGTGCGTCCACGAGGATCAGGCGCTTGTACGCAGCCGCGCTCGAACGGACGCTCGTCAGGTGGGCGTTGAGGTCCTCGATCTGGGACTGGATCGCCATCATCGGAGACAGCGGGTACGGGTCGTCGGGGACCGTGTAGACGCCGAAGACCGTGTACGGGCCAGTCCTAGGACCGAAGTACGGGATCGGCTTCCTGACGAACCCTTCCCATCGGCTTCCCTTCGGACCGACCGACTTGACCAGCGTGTAGATCGTGCCGTTGACCATGTTCTGGCCGAACGCCTTGTCGATGAGTTCTGCGGTCTCCTGATCGACCTCCGGGACCCAGACCTCGTAGACCACGATCTCGTTCCGATCCTCGACCTCCCTGCCTTGGTCGTCCCGCACCATCTCGATGTCGGTGCTTGCCGCGATCTCCCGGATCGCAACCTTGTCCCAAGTCGGGTCGTCTTCGGACCTCCGAATCAGTTCGTCCTTGTCCACCGCGTAGCAATGGCCCATGTAGCGGGCGTCCTCTGCGTTGGTGGCCGCTGGGTCGATGAAGAATCGGTCCGGGCTCAGGCGGTAGACGCGGGGCAGGTAGGGACCCTTGCCGTCGATGACGCGGGCCTCTGGACGGGGCTCGCTGACGGTCAGCGCGACTCCGTACGAGAACAGCATGTCGGTCGCGATCCGCTCAAGCGTCCGTCGGAGTTTGGTGATGCGCGACCATCGGTTGACGGCCACCTGCATCCTTCTTCCAAGCACCATGTCGAGGACGGCGTCGGCGAGCCGAACCCTGAACTTCGGGACGTCGTGGATGATGCGTGGAAGTACCAGCGACACGTACTCGTGACCGAAGTTCTCGGGTGCATCGATGTCTGGATCACATCGATCGCTCCTGAAGGAGGGGCCGTGATACTTCTCCAGCATCGTGCGGAGTTCCGCCAGATGCACGTCCCTGAACTTCTCGGCGCTCTCGATCTCGCGCCTGATCGCGTCGTACGTGTCGCCGATCGGCATGTCAGCGGCCCTTCTTCGGCTTGGCCTTCTTGCCGCCGCACTTGGCTCCTCCCTTGCCGCCGCCGTTGTGGCCGAGTCGGCTCATCGCGTGGCTTCCAGAGTCGCTCTTGTATCCGCTTCCGTACTTCATCTGCTGCTCCTGCGCCTTACGCGCTTCTTTGGCGAAGCCTTCTTCGGCGACGCCTTGGTTTCCTTTGCCTCGTCTGCCCAACGTCGGGCGACCTCGGGCTCGTTGGACCACAGGTATCTCCGCTGTTTCTCGCTCTTGAAAGGCATCAACTGGTCTCGTTTGGAAACAGGATCGGCTCTGGAAACTCGACCACGTCAACGACTACCGCGTCGATCTGATGCTCGGGTTTCGTTGGAACTTCAAATGCCCACGATCCGGTCGTGGTCTGTCGAGGAATCGCCCATCGAATCATGGTTGTCCTTGCTTCGGCTTCATCCAGCAACGGGCATCCGATCAGAGCGGATACCTGTGACTCCGCTTGAATCGACATGGCCTCGGTATCGAATATGTACCATCGCTGCGCCATCTAAAGCCTCGGAGCGAAGTTCTTGAACGGATGATTGGCCGGAAGGCCCTCTTGCACCCTCCACTTCCAAGCAAGGTATCCCTCGATTTTCTCCCATATCGACTGAGTGGCAGCGTTCGCGTTCCTCACCACGAGAAACTCGCCAAATGTAGTCTGTGAGTGAAGGGCCGGAACTCCGTTGTCGCCGTCAGCGCCAAGGCACAAGCCGTAAAGTTCCGCTACCGCTGCCAATCCAACCTGCAAATTCTCGGTAGACCCGTATGTCCTTCGCAAGCAGGCCGATGCTCCATCGAACACCGTTCCGGTGAGAAACAGACCGTTTGGATTCCTCGACAATCCAGCAGCGCTGTAGACTGTGTAGTCTGCTCCGAATGTCTCTACCGTGCCACCAAGCCCGCCTACACCGCCAATAATCCCCACGGGATTCGCTCCGCCTGCGTAAACCAAGTAATCGAACGTGTACGTTGCGTTCAATCCGCCGACGCTTTTCGAATACCCGCTCCACGGCCTGCGACTGTCTGTCGGGAACCCCGCATACGGAGCAGGCTTGCAGATGTAGAACACGGCAAACGGCATGGGTTGGCCGTTCGGATTACCCGGCCAGTTTGAATAGACACTCGGATCTGACCGAAGGGTGTCGTTCACTCCGTCAAAGACAATTCCCGGCATTCCGCTCATCGCAGTCGCGCTGTACGTTGGTTGACTTGAACCGAAAGTCTCATTCAGATTGTTGCCAAGACCGCTCTTGTCCAACCAGTATGAAACAGACGGGAATCCCTGAAGCGGCGGAAGTATCGTGTTCGTGTCCGTTGCGTCGTACCACGCAAGCAGATCGGATTCGATTTCATTCGGGGTCCACGGCCTGACCCGGAGCGCAGACGCGGCCTGAGCCTTTCGGAACACCGTCGATGAACGAACGAAACGACGCATCAGCAGCCCCACCTCTCGCGAGCGGCCTTGCCGCGACCGCCTGTCCATGACCGCGATCGGGCGCAGAACGACTTGTGGCGGGGGTCGTCCTTGTCCTTGGTGGGGGCCTTCAGGTTCGACCCGGTCTCCCTGTTGTACTTGGCTCGACCCTTCGCGGTCAGGCCAGCGCCCTTCGACACAGGCAACTTCTCGCCGCGTCCGACCGAGAGGCTGGGTCCTCGCTTCTTCTTCATCGGAACACCTCGTGGTGCTTCAGGATCGCCCCAAGCGTGTCGGATGGAAGGGGCTCCTCTGGGAGTTCCGAACCGACGCCTTCCTCGCACAGCATCAACGCCCCAGCCACCGCGATCACTCGGTCGCCGTGGGCCTCTCGGGCTCCAGTCGCGAGGTCCCTGACGCTCGCCGACTCTATCGCTCCGTCCGATAGGATCACATAGTTGAGCATCTCGCGCAAGGTGTCCTCGCTCGGAATCCGAACATTCCCCTGACTCAGCGCACGGCTCAACGCACCCAGCAGGGTCCTCTTGGCACGCCTGCTGCTGTTCCACCCGTACCTCACCGTCATCCTCGACGTGGTGGTCCCCACCATACGCTGCCTGTACAGCGAGTGGTAGCCGAGGGCCTCGAAGTCGTGGTGCATCGACGCACCAGCGCCGTTCACCTCCCACCCGACCAGCGGCAACCTCCGACCCCTGTACACCGTCTTCGCGACCTCGACCATCTCCTGAGCGAGGTCGTGGGGAGGCACGTTCGGGTCGCTGAACTCGGCCACCAGATGCCTGCTCTCGGCGTCCATCACCGCGATCACCGAGTTCGCGGCCCCCACCCCGTAGGACGGGTCCGCGAACACCACGTACTCCCGATGATGCTCGCCGTGACGCCACACACGCCACCTCCCGTTCGGGTCTCCCACGAAACGGCCACGGAGAATCTCGCACCTCTCGCCGACCTCGGCCCACTCGTTGACGTGGGCCGTCACCACAGACGGCACGAAGTACTGGCTCCCGCTCGCCACGTCCGTCGCGAACACGTTCTGGGCCATGTCCACCGCGTCACGCCTCTTCAACTGCTCCTGCAACCACGGGGTCCAGACGTACTCGCTTCCAGCCACCCCAGTCACCCGACCGTCAACGTCCACCCGCGACTCGGCTCCAGCACCCTTCATCGGGTGGTCCGTGTACAGCAACTCAACCAGTTTCGGGTCACCGCTCACCTGAGCCTGATGCACCAGCGACGAGTACTGGGTTCCGCTCCCGAGGGGGGTACTCACCGCGATCCGACACGCAGTCGCGTCCGCAGCGGACCGCCACGCGGCAGGAGCCTCGTCCAAGGCCGCGAACTCGTCGAACAGGATCATCGTCCGACGTCCGCCTCGACCCACGTGCGCGGTACTCGCCTGACCCGTGATAGTCGCACCCGTCACGGGGTTCTTCAGGATCATGTGCTGGCGGGTATCAGTACCCCTCTCAAGCAGGGAATCCGCCCGCATCGGCAACAGCCACTCGGGCTGCGCCCGCAACAGGTAATCCACCTTCCAGAACAGGCTGTCGGGGTCCCCGCTCTTGTCAACTCCGTCCTCTACGCGGCTCACCAGAAGGCTCTGCCACCCCTTGAACAGCCACCCCCAGCACGAGACCGCCGTCAGAATCCACGACGCACCCATGTCGCGGCTCTTCCGAACCACCACGTCGCGACCGTCACCTACCGCAGACACGATCTCCGTGATCGCACGCTCCTGACACGGCCACAAGACAAACGGCCTGTTCGGCTTCTCGCTCGGAACCTCGCGCCCAGTAACGGGATCGACCTCCTTCGGGGCGTAGGTCCACCCAGTCAACTTCATCCACAGCACGATGTCGTCCGAAAACAACGCACGGAAGTCCGACTGGGCATCGGTACTCTTCGCCGTCGCGTCCAAGAACTTCCGCCGCAGTTCAATAATCTCGGACATGGATGTCAGGATTCCGATTTTCGGTGAGGCTTGGGAGAGGGTGGTTAGATACTAGGTTCCGGGCGCGGGCGCGTTCGGGGGGGTGCGGGCGGGTGGGCGGGGCGTGCGCGGTTCCTGCTCACCCCGCGCCGTCCCCGTCCGCCGCCTCTCGCCGCCTCGCGAGGTCGAGCGCGGCTCGGGCGATGCCGCCGCTGTCGAGC